AAGTATATACAGGCCCAAGAGTAATATCAGAGTTTAGATTAACTGTTAGAGCTAATAATCCTGTATTATTTATCCTAATCTCGCATTGATCATAATATATTCTTGACATATACCTTATACCTTATTGAAATTACACTATCTTATCTATGTATAGTAGTACCATATGTTAATTGGACTACGACACTCCCATCAATATCTAAGTTATAATCTTCTCTTAATAAAGACATATTATTAAAACTATAATAATTAATTAAATTTGACGTATTATGTTTCTTTAAATATATTGCTATATTTTGAGAATTATACTTCTGAGGGTAATCAAACAGATTCTTTAATTTATATTCATTTAATGATATATTAAACGCTAATTTAATATCTAATGGATATTGTAATTTAACATCTACAGGCTTAATATTCGTGCAATCAAATAAAGGTAGTCTTGGGCAAGTTATTCCTAATGTTATACTGTTAATTTTTTCTGTAGATATATCATTAAAAGATATTTCGATGTCTCCAGGTGCAACAATATTTAACTTAGAATCATCAATATTGAAGTTCTTTTTTGGAGAAATCCCACTTCCAAATTCACCATAAAAATTCCATTTAGTTGCTATGCCTGGAATAGCGCCAACGTTACATGTAAAAGCATAATCAGTTAAAAAGCCGCTATTCATAATATATTGATTATTGCCATAATTTATCTGTACATTTGCTCCTAAATCGCCAGTATATCTAATAAATTGGTCATTATTAAGAAATAGAGAATTTAGCTCTAAAGCCCCAACGTAGATGCCAACGGGTACATTTTTTAGATCGTTATTATTAGAGCCTATATATTTAACGTTCTCAAGAGGAAAGCCATAACTTGATACAATAGATTGAGCTCCTGTTACTGGAGAATTATCTATAAATATATTATTGAATTCTCTTGTTAATCTAGATAACATTCCTTTTACCTTTTGATATAAATTACACAGCATTAAGTGTAAATATATAAAAGGAATAAGGTAAATTATGGCTTCTATTAATGATATAATTGCCCGCTGGGATTCGTATCCAAATAATACTCATAATTTTATTAAGAATGATATTGTTAGATACAAAGGCAATTTTTGGTATTCTTTAAAAGATCATACTAAAAAAGCGAACACAACAGAGCCAGGAACCATATCTGGAAATTCATTTTGGGGAGGAGTAATCTCTCTACCTAACTTAGAAAAAGTGCCATTTTTTATATGGATACCGTCTTATACATCAACGGTTCAGCATAAGCCATCGATTACTCAAATTAGATTTGGTAATGGATACGAGCAAAGAATAAGCAAAACAATTAATCCAGACTTAAAAACATTTCAATTGACATTCGACCAAAGAACAGAGCATGAAGCTAGAGCAATCGTTCATTTCTTTAAATCTCGCCAAGGATCAAAATCTTTCATATACAATCCTCCAGGAATATATTCCGATACGTTTTATAGAACAAGATATGTAGTAAGAGAATGGGAAACGAATTTTACTTTTAAAGAAAATTATTCTATTAAAGCTAAGATTGAAGAGGTTTCGGCATAATGGCAATACAACCTAGTGATTACTTTCTGCAGGCTTTAGAGTCTCAAAGGGCAATTAATACTCATATACATGAGATCGAACCTACAACACCAATATTTTTATTTGAAATAGATTTAAATGAAATTAAACCTGGCACCGCAAATGATTATGGTTTGATCCAAGGCCCCATAAAAGATGGAGTAATTAGGATACATAATGATTTTAACTTATTTAAAGTAAACAGAGGAATCATAAAATGGAAGGGTAATTATTATTATCCATTTCCTGTATATGGAGAACAATTTGACGTAACATCAAATGGAACCATACCAACGCCAAAAGTTAAATTTTCAAGTCAATTTTTAGATGATGAATACAATTCTTTTTATAAATATATTCGCATGCAAATCAATGATCTCAAGGACGTGGTCGGATCAAAAGTTACAAGAAGAAAAACATTTATTAGATATTTAAGTCCAGATAATTTTGAAGGAGATGTAAATCCATTTAATAATTTCACTGATACTCCTTGGGCGACAAGAGATGGAGATACTTTAACAATTAGGACTCTAAAAAATGTCCCATCGACTTTCTCTAAATGGATTGTTTATTATCTAAGGCCTAATTATAGTAATTCAAAGATATTTACTTCATTTAAGACGGATGATAGGTCAAGAAGTTTAAATTCAAAAATTCAAAAACAAAATTATTTTATTAATTCTTTAGACTTTGCACAGCTTCATATAGATGAATCTATTAATCTATCTACAGATATACAAGATGTATTTACCACAGATATTCTAATGATTAGTGGAAGTAATACAAATTATAGTTCAATTATTCATATAGACTCTAATGAATTTAGAAATAGTTTGAATAATAAAGTAAAAATTTTATGTTCAAATAAAAACATTTCATCTTTTGATGGAGGCAGTACAAATACAATTTCATATCCATTAACATTTTCAGAGCCAAGGGAAAGTTTAGTTTCGTTTATTTCTTTCCAATCTTTAGTTGAAGGTGAGGGATACAATGGTGAATATTCAATTAATACGCAGAATCAAAATAGTTTAAGAATTAATTTATCTAAACCAATAACAACATCATTGAATATTAATTACCTAACTATTCCTACCGGTATTTATACGGGAATTAATCCATTTACTCAAGATGACGTTAAAATGTCCGTACAAAAAATATATAGAAATTTTGGATCGAACTCTTCTGGAGAATTTTCGATATCTTTTGGAACAACTTTTGATTATACTCCAAAGTTTATATATAACGCTTCTTATACGAATTTTAATCCAGATAATAATAATTTTTATATAAAAGATATTTCTTCTACAGGATGTACGTTTGTAGCGCATACATTAAATAATACGTCACTAAATGAATATAATATTAATATTTTAGCAACAGATTATATGATGGATGAAGAAACTCCAACGGGAAATGCTCAAATATTTTCTTCAAATTTTGTCGGATTAAAAAGCTCTTTTGACGAACATCGAGAAAGAATTGATAAAGTAAAACCAGAAATATTTGAAGTCGAGCTAAGCCCAGATATTTTTTATATCGATAGGAAAGTTCAAGAAGACTCTATGAATGTTGTATATGAGCTTGCATCTTTATTAGACATCGAAGGAATTAAACTACCTGGAAGACTTCTGCTTTCTAAAAATTGTCCACTTACTTATCGGGGAGAAGGATGCTGCTATGAAAGAAAAACGAGAATTACATATGCTCACAGTGGAGTCTATGGTGAGGTTGCAGGTAATTTTTATCCATTAGATAGTGCAAATACTTTGCCAATACATTCTATAAGAGCAGATCAGAGAATATTAGGTTTAAAAACGGCCCCTCCTGTAGCTACAGAAACAGATGAAATTATCGTTCCTAATGATAGAAGGAATTTTATAGATAAAGGTTATTGGGGAAAAGATATTGTATATAAAAGAAATAATTTTGTAGTTGTAGAAAAGAATGGTATATTTTATTATTTTGTAGCGAAAGTAGATCACTTATCCTCATCAGTGAATTCTCCTCCAAATGTAAACTTTTGGATTGCAGATATATGCTCCAAGACATTAAAAGGATGCAGATTAAGATGGAAGGAGAATCCAAATTTTCCTACAATAACTGTTGCCGGAGTATATGAATATTCTGGGTACTCACTCCAAACTAATGGAATACAAATAAAACAAGATGAGATGATTGCTTATAAAACTGCCTCTCCACGAGATAGAGAAAACCGTCAATTAATCGGCGTGCTTCCTTTCGGAGGTTACCCATCTGTTGAAGGAAAATACCAATCTCAACAAGGGCCACAATCTTCTAGCTAACATGAATATCGAGTTCAACTCTCAAATAAAAAATATAATTAAAAAAGAGGCGATTAAAATGTTTCCTAAAGAGATCTGCGGACTAATATATTTTAATCAAGAAACTTATAGGTTTGATATATTTTCATGCAAAAATAGAGCAAAAAATAAGAACGATAGCTTTATTATATCTCCGCAAGATTATTTAAGTTGCTCAAAATTAGGCAAAATTACAGCATGTTATCATTCTCACTCAAATGATAATTTAGAGTTTAGTCAAATAGACACTAATAATAGTAATTTATATAATATATATTATCTATTATATAATGTAAAATTTGATATATTTAAATTTTATTCCCCAAACGAGCATTCAAATAATTATATTGGTAGACCATTTATACTAGGAAAATCAGATTGTTTTACGTTAATGAAAGAGTATGCATATAGAGAACATAAGATAACAATTAATTTTCCTAATGCACTAAATTATCCAAGGTCTTTAGAAGATATTAACGACATGTATGAAAAGAACTTTATTGATGCGGGCTTTATCAAATTAACCAAAGGCACAGAATTAAAAAAATCTGATGGATTAATGATGTTATTCCCAAACGTATCAGATAAATACCCTACACATGCAGCAGTTTATCTAGGAGATAATACAATTTTGCATCAGCCCTTTAATTCTTTTTCCTGTGTAAATATATATGATAACTTTTTTAAAAAACATACCAGTTATGTTTTAAGGCATAGGAGTTGTCTATAATATGGTAAAGGTTAATTTACATGGCTATTTGGGAGAAGAGCTAGGCAAGGAATGGGAATTAGAAGTAAGTTCCGTTGCAGAAGCTTTTAGAGCTATTGAAGCAAATACTCAAAAATTTAATAAAATTTTAATAGATCAAGCCGAGAAAAACGCAAAATATGAAATATTAATAAATAATCGACCTGTATGGGTTCCAAATGCGGATAAATTACCTCAAGAGAATAAAGAGATAAAAAAAGAACATTATACCTCTCTTTGTCAATCAGAAATGTGCATGAATTTAGGTAAAAAATTAGAAACAATAGACATTGTTCCTGTCATTGAGGGAGCGGGTGGTGGAGGAGGAGGCGGATCTCAAGGATGTTTTCCCGCAGGAACAAAGATCTCGACTCCAACAGGACTAAAAAATATTGAAGATTTAAAAGAAGGAGATGAAGTTATAGCGTTTGATAAAGATAAAAAAATACATACATCAAAGATTTCAGAAACGTTTAGCCATGATAAAAATAAAATATTAAAGATAACTTTATGGGGTGGCAAAACAATTAGAGCTACAGGAAATCATTGGTTTTTAAATGAATATAATAGATTTACTCCATTAGAAAATTTTAAAATCGGAGATGTATTAATTCATCAAACTGGCGACGTATTACCAATAGAAAATATAGAAGAAGATGGCGAAGAAAAAACATATAACATGCACGTAGAAAAATATCACACTTATATAGCAGAAGATATATTCGTTCATAATGGAGGCGGAGGCAAGAGTAGCGGTGGCAAGGGAGGAATGAGTTCTGTTAAAGGTATATTCGCTATATTTTTAGGTTTATTATTAATACCATTTGGTGGGCCATTGTTAGGCTTAACACTTGCACAGTTAGCGCCAGCTATTTTGGGTTTAGTTGCTTTAGGAGTATCAATGCTTCTTATGAAACCACCACCAATGGTTAGTCCACAACAAATAGCTAACCCATCTGCGGATTTTGAGGCTGCTCCTGGAGATGGAGGAGGCGAACCATCTTATTTGTTCTCTGGACCAGTCAATACTGTAGGAGAAGGCGGGCCAGTACCATTAGGATATGGAAGACTATTGATAGGTAGTCATCAAGTCTTTAGTTCGTATGATCAATTATACCGCATACAATCAAGAAAGAATGTATATTCTGGAAGTACACCACCCGCAGACGCTGGGCAAGAAAATTATCCAACTAAAAGTTATTATTTTACTCATGAAGGATATCCAATAGATATGGTAGATACAGAAGGAAACAGCTTATCTACATCGTCTTTACAAGGAGCAAGTTAATATGGCTAAAAAATGTAAAGATTGTGATCCAAATAAATATATTGAAGGACTTGCTTATCGGGGCGCTCATGGACATTCATTTGATGGATTTATAAAATATAACGATATTGGACAACCTTACGATAGCAACGGAAATCCAACGACATCCATGGAAGCAAATGTAGAAGACATGTTAGACGCTCATAATCCTATGTTTAGTCCAAAAACAATACAAGGTCTTGCAGATAGAGTAATGGATATAGATATACAAGGCATGGACGCTACCCAAGGTTTTTGGTTTGTATGGAGTCTATCAGAGGGTTTAATAGCTTACGGCGAAAAAGCCTCAAATAATCATGTTACATCCGCAGCAATAACAAGCGCAGGTTATACGGATAATAATTATAAAGTAGCAAATCAATTTTCTTTTAATATAACCACAGATCAACTTACCTCGAGAATAACAACTAGCGGATTTCCATCTGATTTCTCTAATGGGTTATCGATTCCAGAGCCAAGATCTACAGTTACAAACATGTTTAAAAGTCGTTTATCTAAAGTTGGTTTTTTTACCGGAACAATAGTTTCAACTTTATATGGAGCAAAAATAGTTCGAGCAGGTAAAGTTGAACATCTTGAATCATCCGTAGCGAAAAAAAGTTTAACAGTTGTTGTAAGAGATACTTATGGAGATTTAAAAGTTCACGTAAGAAGTGCACCAACAATACATATATTTAAGGGACAACCATTTACTCCATATAATTTTAATATTAATTCTTCAAGAGCTCAAATTTATCCGACAACAACAACAAAAAATATAATAGAAAATCTAAACCTGGCTTGGGATGCAACAAATAAAAGAATATATGCTCCTAATGGTTATGTATCTTCCGCAATCACAAGCGAAATACATATAGAAAATTTAAAATTTACAATTCAAGGTCCAGATGCAGAACAAGGAAATTCTATAGATTTTACATTAGGAGCAGTTATTGGAGCAAGAAAGACAACTATTACCGCCCCCACAATATCAGGAAAAACTATCAAAGGAACAGTAGGAAAAGCTATTAATGAATCTATATCTGGTCTAAATGGTAAACAAAAAATTGTAAGTATATCTAATCTTCCAGAAGGCATATCATATGATGCGACAAATAATAAGATTACAGGTGCACCAGTACATGCCACTAGTGGATCTGGACATATCGCATATGCAAGCGCATCTAATGAAAATACTTCGACAGCGGTAGTGCAGATTATTTTTATCATAGGCTCTTATTCAGACAATAATAAGCCTGACGCAGGAACATATCCAACAAGAATTAATTTGCCAAGAGGATCGTTAAATGTTATTAAAAATAATAAATTTACATTTAATTTTTCTAGTAATGATTATGAAGTAATCCAATACAAAAAAATTGACGTCTCAGAAATTCAAAATATTAGAAAATATAATAGGCCAGATGGTAAAATTTGGCAAGGATCTAACCTTAGCATTGGAAGATCTGTAAAAGCATTTAATATAGATAACAGTAAGAATAAAGTTACAGAATATACAAACCCATCAGATAAAATTTTATCTTCTAACGATTTAATTTTTAACCCAGGCCTTGGAGATGAAAAAAATACAGCCTTTTGGATGCAAATAGATGATCCAAGATCATTAACTAGAGGCGTTAGTGCATGGGAATTAACTGTTATCGGCAAATGCATCATAGAAAAAAATGTAGGAGGAAGAATTGATGGACTTGGAAATGCTTGCTATAGTCCAGATGGAACATTAGGGCCTGTATCAACACCAGATAGTGAACAGCTAGACGTTACATGTACAAATACAGCGATGGGTGGATGGAGCGCAAATCCAGCAGATAATGTACCAAGAGTTAGTATATCAGGTGGAGGATCAGGAATAAATATAGCACATCAGGTCTTATTTTCTACGCCCAGAGATGGAGGATCTTTGGAGACAACATCTGCTGTAGCAAAATCTAGATTAAGTAAAAGTGGATTTCTAAAATATCCAAATGGAATACCTTCTAAAAATGGAACTTATGATTTTAAAGTTATTTTTATAGATACTTGTGCTTTTAATCATGGAAATAGTATAGCAGAAGTGCCAAGCTTTACTTCATGGATTGGAACATATGGAACAGTTAGAGCAGGAGATGTATTCGCTTGCAGCTATACAGCGACTTGTTTTGCAAAGAAAACTAAAGTATTAACTCCTAATGGATATAAGAATATAGAAGAATTAAAAATAAATGACGAAGTCACATGTTTTGATAAATATTTAAATATAAAAACATCTAAAATTAAAAAAATATTTAATCATAATAAAGAAGAAGTACCGATTTATAAAGTAAAATTAGATAACGGAAAAACCCTTAGATGTACATTAGAACATCCATTCCTAAATAAATACGGTAAATTTCGACCATTATTTGATTTTGAAGTGGGCGATTCATTAATATCTTACGATTGGAAAGAGCTTAAAATTATTTCTATAGAAAAAGATGGATATGAATTTACTTACAATATTAAAGTTGAAAGATATAATACATATATTGTAGATGATGTTTTTGTTCATAACATGGGCTATAGTAGCGGACCTAAAATTGGGTCTATACGATGCGGTAAAGGAGGATGTTGTCAAGTTACAGCTAAAGGATGCGTGCCAAAAGGAAGAGTAACAAGAACAGAGAATAGAACCGCAACATCTGCTGCCATACCTTGCGCAGGAGGAACAGTAGTAAGTAGAGCTGGAGATGTTCAAACAAAAGCAAATTATGGATTTAGATATAAAAATAATTTATTAGCATCAAAAGATATTGGTATAACGTCATTAACTAATATCTCTATATTAGATATTATTTCAGAGGGCCCTATAGAAGGTTTAGTCGATTATGAAATTGTACCTAAATTAAATGGAAGTAACGGCAGATCTCAAAAAGGAGATATTGGATGGAAAAATGGAGTAAAAATTCAAAGATGGGCTGGAGATTTTCCAATATTTAGGTCAATATTTTGGAATGAAATACCATTAGCGGATAATACTTATCCTGGTAATGGAAGTAGGAATTTTGATTTTATCAAGTTAGCCTACGACAATGGAGATCACGCACCACTACATTTAAGAGGAAGTCAACATAATAATATACAGATTAAAGAAGAAACATTTTCTAAGGCGATCCATAATGGTATATATGTTGATTCAATAAAATTTGTTAATAGAGACAGTAGAAGTACCTTAATTGAAAGGGGAAGATTACCTAAAAGATTAACTAGTACAAAAACGGTAAGTATGAAGCTTTTTGGCAAAAGAAAATTCAATGATGGATCTGAAAGAACCTATAAAAAATCAATAACAGTTTTAACTAAAGATTTATATGGCTTAAGATTAAATATAAAAATCGTTAGTTTATTCAAGCAGATTGTTGATTTGACTATATGGGAAAGCGCAGCAGAAGCAGAGAAAAATCAAACTAGCGGTCGTATAGATCGTCAGGCAATGACTTTTTATTTAACAATAAAAAGAATATGCAAAGGATCTAGTGGAGCAGGAAAAGTTGTTAAAACACTATTAACAAAATATATAGTTATATCTGGAAAATTAAATCAAGGACCTTATATTGAGACATTCGAATGGACTGGACTTAATGACAAAAACATTTTTGGTAAAGCAGATATAGATAATACAATTGGATATGAGATCGAAGTAGAGCCAACGTATACTGAATCCGTTGATCCAAATATAGTCTTGCGTTCATCTATAGATTCTGTTACGGAATTATATGATGATTTTATTGCACCAGTCCACACGGCAGGTATTCTTACTACTTTTGATGCAAGATATTTTTCTAGTATCCCACAAAGAGCTTATGACGTTAGACTACTCAAAGTTAAAGTTCCATCAAATTATAATCCATTTACAAGAACTTACGTAGGAGCTTGGGATGGAACATTTGTTTTATCTTGGACAGATAATCCTGCTTGGTGTTTCTACGATTTATTAACGAATAAAAGATATGGATTAGGTAAATATGTAGATCCTAGACTTGCAGACAAATGGACATTATATGAAATAAGTAAATACTGTGATCAATTAGTCAGCGATGGTCGTGGAGGACTTGAACCAAGATTTACATGTAACACATTGATTTCTACTAGAGAAGATGCTTATAAGGTAATTAATGATATGGCTAGTATATTTAGAGCAATGGTTTATTATAGTGCTGGATTAATCATGGTATCTCAAGATAAACCAAAAGAACCAATATATCTATTTAATAATAGCAACGTAAAAGATGGAGAATTTACATATAACAACACAAGCAAAAGAGTAAGAAGAAATGTCGCTTTAGTAAGATATAACGATAAAGACAATTTCTTTAAACCAGCTGTAAAATACGTAGAGAATAGGGATGGTATTCTCAAGTTTGGAATAAGAGAAACTGAAGTAAGCGCATTTGGATGCACAAGTGAGGGACAAGCAGAAAGACTAGGAAAATGGACAATATTATCTGAAAATCTAGAAGCAGAAATTACATCATTTGAAACTAGTTTACCTGCAATGTATTTAAAACCTGGAGATATTATATTAGTACAAGATCAGAATAGACAAAATAGACTTCTTGGTGGAAGAACGTATGATCTTAGAAAAAATTATGCTATTTTAGACGTAAAATTTGAAGATCTTGAAAAATTTTTACCAGCAATACAAGGATGCACACTAAATCTATTGACTCCGGCGGGTAATATAGAGATTAATACAAGCGCTCATAGTGAGTTGACAGGAGCATTAGCTTCTGGCAACTTTCTTACCCAAGACCAGACGTTTATTTTAAATACAAATTTAACGGAAACCGCGCCAGTTACTGGACTTTTACCTCAAGTTATAAGACGCAAACAAATACAATCAATCAACTTTAATTCAAATAATGTAAGTACATCTTTATTTAAAGAATATGTTACTGGAATTACAGATACTGGAAATTCATATTATGGATATACATTAATTAATTTTCCTCCTGGAGCAAATTTAGAAGATGTTCAGCATACTTTATTAAAAAATACAGTATGGACCCTAGAGCTTGATCCAGATAAATATAATACAAATTTAAGTCCAAGCATTACAGGATTTTCGAATAGAGATCCATACCCTGGTTCAAAACTAGAAGCATATATCGATAAGACTCAAAGATTTAGAGTGCTAGACATAGAAGAACAAGAGGAGTTTAGATATAAAATTACTGCCCTACAATACGAAGAGCAGAAATTTGCAGAAGGAGATGATATTTAATGAATGTTCCAGTAAATCAACCTAATGTTACTGTAGATATCATCAATATAACAGAAAGCACAAAGGGTTTTAGATTTTTTATTCAACCAATAGAGCAAACCGGAGACATTACAAATTATACATTTTATATTGATAAATATAATATAAAACTTGAACCAAACTCTAATACATCAGATAAATTCATTCAGGAGCTTCCTTATAAAGATGAAGGACAATATTTTTACTATATACCAACAAATACAGGACTATATTATATAGCTGGATTCTGCAAGGATAGTTTAGGTATAGAATCTACCGGAGTGTTGTATTCTGGAGAAATTCCTGTGCAACAAATTGTAAGAGAAGTTAGTATTAAAAATTTAAATTGTTTTACTCCAGAAGTTCAATTAACAGACGGCACAATATCTGGCGGCATGTTAAATCTAGGTCAATTAGATTATTTTGAAACTCGTGCTCCTTACTGTTATGTAGGATTTGACATAGATTATACGTCTCCGACCACACAAGAAGTTAGGGAAAAAAGTCCAAATTTTTTAACATATGACTTTACTCCATTTTTCAGAGAAAAAGTATTAGATATTAATTATAGAGTTATCCCAGCAATCGATATTAATAAAGATCCAAATTCTGGGGTTTTGCTCGATTATTCATTCCTCAAAAATTTATCTGGAGATGTTTATTCAAATACGGCAACCTCTTTTACTCCAGAGGTAACAGAATCAGCAAAATATGATTTAAATATACAAAAATTACCACTAAGCTTTGGCTCAGGTCAAAATAATATTATCAATCCACAGTCAAGATATTTTGTATTTGATTATACTAATAATTATCAGGCTTATCTAGGCGCAAATACAATATTTGCAGATGGCACAGATAATAAAGGTGCAGATTACTTTAATCCAGAATATCAATCAGCGGAAGAATATTCTGGAACATTAAATCGTGTTGTTTCTGGTGTTTTACCTTTATCAGCGCTAAAAAAGAAGGTGCAAGTTTCTTTACCAGGATTTTATAATTCATATTATCTTATAATAGAAGCTACCGATGAAGAATTTGACTCCTCTGCTGGAGGAAACGTTAGACAAAATACATCAGATAGATATTCTAATAAAGAAGGATTTTCAGTATTAAGAATGCAGCATAATTCGATATCTAGAAAGAAAGTTCTTCAGATGTTTAAAAACTACTATAGAAAAGATAACAAAATTATTTTTGATTTTAAAGATGGGCTACCTCAAAGCGAAGGAATAGATTCTATAGTTATTCTACCTTTCAAAAATGAACAAAATTTACAGACTTCGAATGCAAAAGAATATTTTGATCAATTTATTTTTCTAAAATATCTTGATAGAGTATCTGATTTAAAGTCAGATTTTAATTATACTGTAGAATTAATCGATAGCCAAAATGAAGCGCAAGTTAGATTAACTACCTCTTTAAGTCCAGACAGCCCGTTATTAAATAGTAAAATATTTTCTGCTAAAATATATTATCTAAATGCTTTAGAAGCGCATACTTTAGACC